CTTCTTTAGCTCTCCAGTAATAGAAGCAATAGGCAGATACCAAGCGTCATCTTCATCTTCAAGAATCACCCAGATACGCTGCTTAAAGACCATTACAAAGGCAATATCATCGACAGGGAAAGCGGTAGTCACGCCAGCAAGATCATAGTACCAGTCTGTTAAACCAACACCAGAAGGAGGCCGTGACCATAGGCTTGTCGCCTCTTCATACTGCCACAAACCGTTTAAACCATCAGCATAGAGCAAATAGTGACCACGCAGGCCCGCTCCTGCTGCATCTCCTGTAAATTCAGTCCATACACCATACCCAGAAGGGCTGTCAGTCTGAGTAAATACAACTTCTTGAACAGGCTCAATCGTGTTAAATAATGTTGTGTTCCAGATACCCTCAGCAGTAACAGCGAACAGGCGGTTATTAGCATCGTCTTGGATGTTCGATTCAAAGGGTATGATTGTGTGTACGTCTGAGCTTGCGGCTCTTGGAGGCGTTTCTACGCACCCTGTGGCCCACTCTCTGTAGCCCTTTCTCAATCTCATGCCATATTCAGACGGCATTAGGTTGTAAGAGTAGATACAGTCCTCTGGAGGCATCATCATTAATGAGTCAACAGAGTTAATCCCGCCAACACTGGCAGGAAATGTATACGGCTGTACAGTTGGCTGACTTAGCTGCCTGCCATACCTACCTAATGTCTTTTGGCGGGTATATGACATATCAGAAAAATTCTCGCAGTTTTTTCTTTTTAACGGAATTTCCAATTGCATCATATGCAGAAGGATTTAGAGAAATAGGGCTTTGTGCGGCTTGAGCAGCACTTTGGGCCATAGTCTTCGCTTCAGAAGTGGTTAATGGGCCTCCAGCCTCTCCAGCACTAGGTGGGGATGGGCGCATAATCTGGCTAGGAGTAACTGCACTTCCGCTACGTTGTTGTGGCATTTGTGGCTCTTGTCTATTTTGCCGCTTTGGAGCATTTACTCTTTGTTGTTGAGGTGCTTGCCCATACGGATTCTCCATAGAGCCGTAATCAACACGCATCTCCTTAACTTGGGACATCTGCCGCATTAGAGCCTGCTTCTCTTCAGTTGAGAGTTGTGCGAACTCCTCTTCAGTCATGCTCCACCGTATCCTGTGTCCCCAGTGTTACCGTAAGGAGAGATATAAGGGAATGCTCTTGAACTTCTGGAGGCGCTTAGGATAGGCGCTCCTGTTGATTTTCCAATTCTACTTTGCAGTAAAGTATCAAACTCCATAGCAGCGGCTGAATAATCAAAACCTTTAGCTTGAAGGAACTTGAGTTTAAGGAATTTAATGCTTAATAAGGGATCTAGGGCGCAGGTATCACTGCCTGCACCTATCGTGTCTCGGTTTGGTGTAGTCTGACCCTGCTCTGTTAGCCAGTTCCGACTCATGTACTCAAAGGTAAGTTCTAGATTAGCAGGAGCGGGTTGTGGAAATATATCGACCTTGCCATCCATGATTCTAAAAGAGGCGTAGATAGTCTGACTAGCTAAGTCTCTACCTGCAAGATACGTCCAGTCTTGAGGGGATAAGGGGCCGCCAACAGCAACCCTGTTTCCTCTATCCCAGCCTGTCTGGTCGATCATGTAATTAAAGTCATCGGGTAAGGCATACGTACCACTTACGCCGTCTACACTTGTATCTATTGTGTAGTTCTGAGTAAGAACCTGCCAGTCATTCAGTTCGCATAGCTCTTGACCAGACGAATTGAGTAGCCCCACCAATTGGACAAATGCTTCATCCGTATCAGTGACAGGGCTAGGCGAAGGCGACAGACCTACCTCAAGGGCAACTCTGTTGATTATATCGTTGACTGACAGGTATCGCGCCATATTTTACTCCGCTACAGCCTCTTCTGACTTTACAGCTTCCAGTTCAGCTTTAGTGCGCCGAGTACGCTTAGTTTTCTTAGCTTCCTCTACAGGACTTGCATCCATCTGATTCATCAAAGACTCATACTTGGCTTGTAGATCAGCTAGCGCCTCTTTAGTCGCTTCACCAGCACTATCATCAATGTACTTATTAGCTTTTTCCTTTAGAAAGCCAATACCCATAATGCCTTGACCGTTGGAATCACTCACCGAAGCTAACTGCTCAACTGTCTTGATGTTTAGGTACTTCAATTCCTCACATTGACTGCGAGTAATGCCTGCCCATTCTTCAAGCAGAGTACCTTCAACCTTCTCTTGATCTTCTCGAGCTTCAAACTTACGGAAATGCTCTGCAAATCTAGCTTTGTCCATATCAGTAGCAGGGCGGATTACAATTGAATCCTTGTTTCCAGGCTGCATTATCTGAACATAGGGGACTTCTTTAAAGATTGGCCTCCCAGCTTCTTTGGTTTTCCCGCTATTGATGCGGGGGCTGTTAAAGAACTTCACCAATAGGTTTTCATCCCCGTGGTAACGTCCATTATTCATCGCCAGATCGGTAATGCCGTGTTCTGCTTCCATTAAACTCATAATATAGCCCTTCTTTAGTTATGCGCTCTATGGCGCGTTATGTTTCAGCCGCATAAGCGAGTGAGTGATAAGTAGAATGGGCTAGACATGTAGCCAAACGCTACTCTTTCTGAAATTAGTAAAAATGAGAGCGCCACCCTACAAAGGATAGCGACCTCACTCTTAGGTTTTTTTTAAGCAACCCAGACATTACGCAACAATAGCTGCGCCCCAAACTAGGTCGCCAATGGCTAATGTAACGCCAGTGCCATTAATAGCTCCTGTTGCAGCATTCATTTCAGCGCCATCTACAGCAGCCGTGTCAGCTACTACAAAGTTAGCTGTATCATTAATATCAGCGCCATCAGTAAAAGTAACTGGAAATACACCTACCTGAGCAGGGGTGGGGTAAGGAACACCCGCATAAGCAGGAGCCGCGTTAACGATTCCACCAATCGTCTGACTGTCTTGTGGAGTACGTGCTGCTCCAGCCTGATCTAGTGTAGTCCAACCATCATAGCGAGGGCCATTTGCTGCTAAATCAACAGCGGTTTGATAGATACTACCAGTGTTTATCCCAACTCCAGGATTAGATCCACCTGCGCGGTTCATTCCTAGATAAGGAGTGGCATAAGTGCCATCGCCAGCAACATCTGTAAAAGGAGTTCCTGTGTACTCAGCATTACGCGCTGTAATGGCTGCTAAACTGGCTCCATTGGTTGGTGTGTTTGTAGACATTTTGATTCTCCCATCGTGCCAAAAAGAGGGCGGTTAAACCCTAAAAGCCCACCCCCGAATTATGAGCGGAGGCAGGCTGGGCTTACTTATTAAGCGTTAAGATCAAGACGACCTTGGAATTGCGCGCCAGAAGACGTCAAGTTGCCAGCCCATGCAAGGATCTGCACTTCAGCATCTTGGTTAGTTGCGTAGCGGCGATTAGGCGATAACGGAACCATGTTACGGCTTGCATGTGGGCGATAGTGGATATAGTCGCAGTTCAAGAAGAACGCTGTTCCAGCAGGACAATACCCACCGATACCGCCATCCAAACAAACATCAGCGTCCATAAACTTCAGAGTTGGGAAGCCGAGGTTTCCTGTCTCTGGTGAAGTAAACCGCTGCTGGGCCTGCAAAGACTCAGTGTATGTAGACCATACTACGTTATCGACCATTATCAGGTCAGGGCGATCAGTACCACGAACTTGCTTGACCCAGAGGTCGTTGAACAAGCCTTGAATGGTAGTAGGATCCGCAGCGCCAGAATCGACAAACTGGTTACGCCAGAAAGTCCAAGTAGCACGATCGATACCACCGTAAGTGCCAGTAGTAGGATCAAGAGGGACAGCAGCGTTCAAGCCATCAATCTCTTTACCGCCAGAACCAGTACCGTCAGAGTACAATCCACCTGAAATCAGGTTAGCGAGTGTAGACTCAGCTACAGACAAGCGAGCATCAAGAAGATCAATCATCTTCTCACGGCCAGCATTCTGGAGCATTTCCAGACCAGAGATAACTACGGGTACAGCAGCCTGCTTGATGTTGAACTCAGCAGCACTAATCACATCACTTACGCCAACAGGCAAGATGTCATAGCCAGAGTACCAGCCACCGTTAGTATTCTCAGCAAAGCTCAGTTCTTGCATAATCTTAGAGCCGCCAGAGAATGTCTTGATCTTGCCCTTAGAGGACAGCTTCATCAAGATAGCGTTATTTTTTGTTACGTTGTCAGCAATTTGCCGAGTACGGGATTCAATCGTGGTAGCGAGAATGTCGCTAATATTTGGGAATGCCATCAGGCGATCCTCCTATCAGTAAAAGCAATTAATGTGTTCCACATGGAACACGACTTTAACCTTAGCTGCGAAGCCTTAGTTCTGACGGAGGATACTGCGAGGAATCCTTCGTGTCTAACACAGTTGCGCGAACATCTGCGTAACACATAAAGAAACCCGCGAGGTTTTCCCTATATGGGCCTAGTCTATACCTTCATTTTACATCCGTCCAGCAGAATCCCAAGCATCATTTAGAGCAGATGCCACTGAATTAGCGGCTTTTCCCTGCATTCCGCCTCCAGGCGAGCCTGATATTGAGCTAGCAGCCTGCCTTTTCTGGTTTACTGACTGCTGCGAGGATCTTCCAGACATAATCTTGGATATTTGCGGATGATTAGAGCAGGCAAGGTTATAAGCCTCATCCATGCTCATCTCGCGGCCACGATTAGCAGCCATATCCAGTAAATCAGCCATATCACCACGAACATCGTTATAGAACTCGTTATTTGACCCAAAGTTAGTTACTTCTTGGGCAACTTGTCCCTGAGCCTGCTGGCGCTCCTGCTGTTCTCGCTGCTGATAACCTTGAAGCTGCTGCTGCATTGGGCCAAGACGTTCATTAAACATCTGTTCCATCTGACTCTGCTGCTGGGATTCGGCAGAGGGGGCTTCACCCACAAGCATTGAGTCTAGAGACTTAATATCAACACCAAACTGCTTAATGAGTCCCGCAACAACCTGTGCCTTTTGAATAGGTGATCCCATCTGTAGGCTTGAGCCAGTCTGCAATAGACCCTGCAAAGCCTCTCCTGCGCCACCATTCATCTGTAAATATTGCTGGTACGGCTGAAGAGATCTATCCATAGCAGAAACGCGCTGCGTAGCTACTCGATGTTTTTCTATTCCTGCTTCATAGTCGCGTTCACGGCGAGCAATATCAGCCTTTACTGCATCTGGGACATCATTCCAGACTTCTCTGGATTCAAGTGATAGACCTACGGGAGGCTTTGAGTCTTCTTCTGACTGCGTACTGACTGGGCTAGAATCGTCCTCGCTTTGTCGTACTGGGCTTTCGTCACTTGCTTGCCCTGTATCTCCTCCTGTATCCCCCGCTCCAAGGCTGACTGGCTCTTGGACTTCTGCTGCGTCTTCTCCTCCATTATCTATCTCCGAGGCATCCCATGCGTCTGCCAGTGCGCTATTGAGTGAATCTTCTTCTATCTCTACTTCTACTTCATTTGCTTCATTCATAATTTCAGCCCTCGCGCTCTAGGCGCATTATATTGTTATAAATCTCCTGCTTTCTTTCAAACTTCTCTGCTGCCGTATGCTCGCCAGTATAGAGTCGTTCACGTTCCTTTCTTTTTCTATCTAAGAATCCTTGGTCAAACTCTGAAGAATTGACAACATTGTTTCTTTCGTTGTGTTCACGGAGTTGTTTTCTGTCAGAGATAACTGAGCCATCTACAGGGGATACAAACGATACAATATCTCCATGTATTGCTGTGCTAACTTTTCTAGCAGCTTCATCAACTGGGATGAACTCATACTTCCCTGATTCTTTATTTAAGGATTGCTTCCATCTCATTCGTTTCTGCCTCTTGCTTGGGCTTCTATCTCACTCATTGAGTATTCGTGGTTAACCCCTTGAGATTCAATATCGTAAGTGGCTTGGGCGCGTTCAATCATTAGGTCAGCCTTCATATTGGCTTGTATCTCTTGGATACTCGCCTGAAGATCAGAGGCTATCTCCTGCAAGCGACTCTGAGAGCGCATTTGCTCCATCGTCATGTCTCGCTGGTTATCAGCTTCCATCTTGGCCATTTCAGACTGTATTTTAGCCTGCTGAACCTGCATGTCAGCTTGAGCTTTGATTTGAATCTTCTGAACTTCACCTGCTTGCTTTTGCTGGCTCGCTTGAATCTTCATCTGCTCTATCTGGAGCTTAACCTGATTATCCTGAGCGGCACCATTATCATCTTGTCCAGGCGGTGGCATATTCTTGGCCCCTTCAATCGCTAGATCAAACGTGCCTTCAAGATATTCAGCCCCTTTATACCCAGCCATAGCCCATTTGAGCATTTCAAGAAGGATAGGTAAGGATTCTGGAAGGGCAGCAGCAGCACTTGAAGCAGATTGGATATACTGAGACATTGCCATCAGGAATTCACTGCGCTCAGACTTAATCTGGGCGTAGTCAACCATCGCAATAGACTCTGGCTTGATGTTTACACGCCACTTCACATCCGTTGACTGCATTAAGTCAATGGCATCGGAGACATACGTCTTATCAGCTTCTGGGAGAAATCCAGCGTTAGATTGCTCAACAATAGTCTCTTTGCTGAAGTGCTTTGATATAACTTCAGCTTTTAGAGCCTCAAGATCACTAGCAAACCTAGCGAACTCCTCTTGCAACGCCTGAATGCCGATAGACCCCATCTTGGCTTTAATAGCTTGAGTACCGCCAGAAGTGTACTGATCGGTAGCACCTCCGCGCATAATGTCACTCATGCCTGTTATTTCATACAATTGTTCAGTCTTAGCCTGCTGTACAAGTTGTAGTGTCTGCAATACACCCACTATGACCTCAACAGGGAACCACTGGATACTTCCTTGCAACCCACCCTTCTCAGCAAACATCGCCCAGTTATCAACGGGTATTAGATCATTTTCAACACCCTCTTTGAGCATACGGCCCACTGAATCACCTGATGCCTTGTCATATACGCCCACTACTTTAATAGCGCGAGTAATGGTGCTTATACGGCTTTGTAGCTCATCAATTTCATTGTACAAGTCCTGAGCAAGTATAAAATCGGCTTGCGGTGTAAATAACGTGGTTGTGCAGTTGGCTATCATAGGTCTAGGCATAGGTAGAAACCCATCCAGCCCTAATGGATCTTCTTTATAGTCCAGAATGAGATCTGCACCTTCAGAATACCAATACACATGCTTGTCTTTTTTGTTCCAGATTTCCCAGATTTCTGCCTTCTGGACATTATCTCTTTCATCAGTATTGGCAGCGCCCATATTGCCGCTATTGCCTTCTGGAGTTTGGTTCTTGTAATCAATGTTTTTGGCTACTTTCTCGCCAAAACGCTCAGTAACTTCATCTTTATCAAGCCAAGCACGAAATCCCCACCAAGGGATCTCTTTCCACGTCCTACCCCAGCCCCATCTGACATCTTGCCAGTGGATGTAGTCGATAGGAGCATCTTCATAGTCTAATACCTCGATTTCTTCATTTTCAAAAGAGTCGGGGTTCATTTGAGTCTCGGTCATGGTCGCCATATCGTAACGAACACGCGCACAGCCCATGCCAGGAAGTAATCTATCCTGAAGTGCTGCTTTTAATACAGTCGATAGGTCTTCACCGCTGGGTTCAACGTCAGTCATAAGCATTCGTTGATACATTAATGAGGCAACCCGCGCTATATCGTCATCTGGGTCATAATGTTCGCGAACAACATCAATCTTTGGCGTATTGCCGTACAGCATAGCCATTGTTGTAGAGACATTCTTATGGAACAGATTGAGCTTTGAAGACGCATTATTGCTGAAGTTATCTCCATAGGAGTCACTAGAGCCTTGTCTGTCATCCAAATAGCGATTAACAACAGAGTTACCCTGCTTCAGGTACTTGCGTAATCGTTTATCAGCCGCTGACATCTCTTTCTGCCAGTGCTGGTGCCATTGTGCGGGTGTCTTGCTCTTTTTGGGAGCTTTCATGTCCACAACTGTCTCGTAATCAATCTCTATATCAACGTCCATTATTTAGCCTCTATTCTGCTGTGCCATCCCTTGTGGGGGCATACCTGCTATTGGCTGGCTTGGGGCATTCTGCCTAAGCATTTGAGCCATCATTTGTTGCTGTTGCATTGGATCTGGGGCTGCTGGAACAGGTTGTGAAGGTTGCTGGCCTTGTTGTGCTGGGCCAGACATCATTGTGCCATCTGGCATCATGTGACTTTCTGGCTGTTGTGGCGGCGGTTGAGCTGCATTGGGAGATGGAGCTTGCTTTCCCGCTGGCTGTTGACCTTGAGGCATCCCAACGGCTGGACCTGCTGGGAATGCTTGAGGGGCCATGCCCTGTGGAGCCATACCTTGCGGTGGCATACCTTGTGGTGGCATTTGTCCGTTCATTTTAGAAATCCTTTGGTTAATTTGTGTTCAATTATATCCTAATCACACTTCTTCGCCAGCTATCTTCTTCTTGAGACTTATAGAGGTCGTCAAGCGTGTAGGTGACGGCTTCAAGCAGTGGTTTGTTGTCATCGACCACTTGAAGTGCTGTTTTACTGGTTTCAGTGACTAGTGAGAAGTATCTGAAGGAGTCTGAACCATTACTTGCCCAATCATGCAAGGGTTTATTGGCAAATTGTTGGGTTTTCTCGTTAAAAGAGCGTTTATAGGCTCGAAGCGCCTCTATCCCCGAATAACAGGTGGCTTTATTGATCCTGCACTGCGGCATGATGAGTCTTGCGGCATCAATTCCATGTTGAACGGCTAGTTTCGGAACAACACGGCAGGGAAAGCCTGCGTCAAGGAACTGTTCAACCGTTGATCGGCCTGTTTGCAGTGATGTTGCCTTAGCATCGTGAGGTAGCCACATATCGGCATACTGATAGCCTTTGTTTTTAAGCATATCAAAGTAGAACTCAAGAGGTTGACCATCATACTCCTCATAATCTATTAGAATTGGCCCCTCTTCCGTTAATTGCCAGAACCAGAAGGCAGTAGAGTCTGTGTAGCCAAGATCGGCTGAACAATGAACAACTTCATGTGGATTATAGGGATAGTCACCAATACGAGGTTTATCGTGGTCAACACAGATCTTCTCCATCTCAGCAATGATGTCTGAGTAGTAAGCGCCTAGAACAGCCGCCTCAAAGGAACACTCCATCTCTTGTTGGTACTGAGCATCGGTCATCTCAGCTTTGGCTAGAGCAAGTGAGTCTTCGTCTAAAAGACCACTCTCACTGGCTTTAAGGGTAAGTTCATACCAGTTGTCTTCAGTCTTAGCCCTTTGAACCATCTGATAGAAGTGGTTCTTTCCTTTGGGGGTGCCAATAAAGACAGACCAGCCCTTACGATCCAATAACGTAGGCAATACAACTTCACCCCAAATGCTAGGGCGCATATCACCGTACTCATCAAGGACAATGCCATCAAAGAACAATCCTCGTAAGGCATCAGGGTTATCAGCGCCGTACAGGGTAATGGTCGCACCACTGTGTAGAGTGACAGATAGATCAGATTCTCTAGGTGGGCCTTTTCTCAATCCTTCGGTAAAGTCTTTAAGGTAAGTCCAGGCTATCTTCTTAGCTTGTGCGCGGAAGGGGCCAACGTAAGCATACTCAGCTCTCTTCTTCTTGGTGTACATACCGCGAGTGACTAGCTCACCAATACAGGAGACTGTCTTGCCAGCACGACGATGACAGACCATAGCACCAAAGCGGGTACTGCGTTGATGGAAGTCTATAAACTGCTTTCTAGGGTGATAAGGGAGTGTGAGATCCATTAGCTACTACGATTAGATACTTTGCGTATATTGTCAGCAATTAGTTTCTGCCGACTGGTATCCTTCTTTTTAGACTTAAGTTCAGCATCCCACTTAGCTGCTATCTCAGGTTCATTGATATGCAGATAGGCGCGTTGTTTGTCAGAGACGTATGGCATCAGTCATCAAGTGCTGAACGAGGTAAGTCATTAGAGATACGGATATTAATTTCACCTTGAAGACCAGAGGTAGGCGCTAGAGTAGGCACCATCTTTACTAGCATTGTGAGATATTTAGAAGGATTGTCTTGCGCCCATTCGAACAAGAACTGCTCACCACCAAGACGTTCAAACACATTCCCATAGATACCCATAAGAGCATGTTGAGAACGTAAGACTTGAACTAACTTCTGAGTATCATCATCAGCAAGAACAACACCTTCAGAGAGAACACTCTGAGCTTGACTCATCTAACCATCCTTATTAATACAAACAATTTAAATAAGAGACATAGCTCTACTCGCTGGAAAGACTTTGCGTTAGCAATAGATCGTAACGCAGTGAAGAGGTTCTTTAATAGCAGGAAAATAGGGACACTGCAAACCAAGGGCTTGAGAGCTAGGAAAGACGGGGGAGTGAAAAACTCAAAAAATATGTGAGGCTTAGTCCGTATCAGTAACAATTCATTTTTCAGAAAGGGTCGGGGGGTATCCAGTCAAACCAGTTCAGAACCAAATAGGGTTCACTGCCTGTCATGACATGCCATAGGCAACCGCTACCAATACAAAGAGCAACAACAAGTGCTGGGCATTGTTGCAACACAGGCACACAGGCACACAGACCCACAGACACAACCACACACTCACACCCAGACACAACCGAGATACAGTCACCTATATATAGGTAATTAATGAAATGATTAGTTGCATTATGTATTGACGTTGTTAGAATGGTTGGACAGGACGCAGCCCCTTTGTGCTGCACGTAGGAGATAGATACCATGAACAAATACACTGAGAACGAAATCAAGATGCTCAATGCTTTCCGTGATGTGTCAGAAGACTGTTGCGGCCGATGCGATGAAGAAGAAAATATGAGCTACATGAATGCCGATGATTTACTACACGATTTAGGCGGCACCAAGCAGAGCATCGGGGGAACAATGTCCTCTTTGCTGGAGAAGAACGCTATTGGGGACACCTTTACCAGCGCAAGAAGGTCTAAACTGAATGACTTCATTCTTTCTGACTTAGACTTCGACGCTTAACCAATCGGGGCTTCGGCCCCAACCACTAACCTAATCAAACGCCCCTTAACTGGGGTTTTCAGGTGGGAGCTGGCCCAACCAGTGTTCACATTAACAGGCGGGTATTAAAAAATGAAATTCACGACTAGTGGAACTAGAACCAGAACCATAACAACGGTGATTGTTGAGCGTGTAAGCGGTGGCGTTGATATAACCAAAGCTGAAGTAATAAAAGCCACCCAGTGCGGCAATGTTATAGACGGCGATTCTACAGGCTGGTACGGGTATGTTGGGGAAGCTTTGCACTGCGGAGCTAGTCACACAATAAAGAGCGAATCAATAGACCAGCTATCGACTACTACCACCGAGCAATTCGAGTGGCAAGAGGAGCCAGAGGTCGATTGGATCTAGTCCCAACCTAGTATGATTAACATATGCCCCTTAAGTGGGGTTTTCAGGTAGGAGCTGGCCTTCCCAGTATTAGGAGATAAGAAATGTTTAAACTTAAATCAGATTGTATTACCGCAGTTCACCCCGATCAGTGGCCGAGCTGGGCTTTCTTAAGCGTTGATAATGAGAACTTCACTGATAGCACTTGGGCTGGATGTGACTATCGCGTTAATGACGAATCTTGCAATTCTCACGGGTTAGCTATCGATGTTTATATCACTGGTAGGAAGTCAATCTGGAATGGCGTTACATTCGAGACAAGGGCGAAGATTGTTTTCCCTAATGACGGGCACGAGAAAGACGAGCACACAAGTGGAAAAGTTTATAGTACTAGTCCTATTCTGGGCGACAACAACGAGGTTTCAAAATGAAAACATTGACTACGATTAAAAACGGAGCGATCAACGGCAAGAATGCCCGTACCTGTATTCAACGCAGGGACTTGGCAGAGTATGGGTTTGATTGCCATCAAGCTATTGAAATTGGCTTCTATTCCGATCACATCGGCATAAGGGCGCTAGAGCAGGGCGACAAGAAAGTGTCTTGTGTTAATGACAGGCGTAGGGGCTTTGTTTATCAAACGATTGATATTAGATACAAGCCAGAGGTTAGACAATCAATGTTCGGCAATGCCGAGCGGTTAGCGGTCAAGGTATCGGATAACTATATAGCTATAGAGGCTTCAGTATGAATAACTTAAAAACAGTGTCTGAATTGATAGAATTCTATGTGCAAGATATAAAAGATATAGACCAAAAAGAGTATTTGAAAGTAGCTATTACTAGACACATATCCAAACGAAGCGGTCTACCCGCCCAGTATGTGCGCGAGGTGGTACAGGCTTATTTTGATGGGTTTAGCTGCTAATATTTCCAGGTTTTACCCTGCTGCCCCTTAACTGGGGCTTTTCAGTGAAAATTCCCAGCTGGACGGTTTCCAGTATTAAATAAGGATTAAGAAAATGTTAAATCAGCCGAACTGGATCACACAAGACCTTACACCATGTGACATTGCCGCCATCTTACAAGGTGGGTGTGCAAGTGGCGCTTATATGCCAGCCGTTACCTATTACGATGCCTGTAAAACTATGGCTGAATATGGGCAGGAGGTAGTGATCTATATAGAAGATATTTTTGGAGTGGGAGAATGTACACCTCCCGTAGATAGTAGCTGGCTCCAGATAAATTCCTTTTACCTTTCTACTGCCGTGGAGCTGTGGTGTTCTGCGAATGAGCACATTGCAGACTGGGACAATGATAATTGTGAGGTGGCAGCGTGAGGTGGTACGAAATAGCAGGCAATCTCTTAATCGGGTTTGCCTTTGTATTTATCATCTACTTTTTAATGTGAGGCAATAAAATGAAAACTATATTTAGGGTAATAATTAAAGATGACAATAATAGGGGTGTTTTTGCATCTTACGGGAATATATCGGTAATATTTCAAAGCAGAAAAACTCCCGTTACTAAAACAAAAGGCGATGGCTGGGATTATCAAGGCACAAACTATTGCGAAAGCACAACTCAGGGCTTGGAAATTGCCGAACAATTCAGGGTATCTAATGGCCTAGATTCTAAAAATTTCACTGTATTAGATAGGGTAATAAAATGACTATTAAAGAATTATTATCACTGATAGGCGACAACCTATCTAAAAAAGAAATACTCGACGCCTTGTCCGATGGCCAAGTACTGGCGCAGATGGGTGTTAATGACCAGCCATTAGTAGAAGATGCTTATGACTATGTGAAAGGTGAGTGATGCGCAAAATAACAGTTAATCTACCCAATGACGAAAAAGGTCTAATTATAAGGGCGGTACGCCTTATTAAAGGCCAAAACCTTGAACAGTGGGTGAGGCGTATTTTATTAGATGCCGCTACTCTTGAAATAGCACAAAGGGAGGAGGAGCGTTAAGACTGTTGAAATAGAACACCACACCGCGCAGATTGCCAAGGTACGCGGTCAACTGGGAGACACAGTTAACCCTGTTGGCCTAATTAAAAAGCCTTACATGATGCGCAGCGTGGTCTATAATCGGCGCATTGAGCGATTAAAACGCCATGAAAGCGCATTTAAGGCTAAATTGGACGCTGGACTGGTCAAATGGTTCAATAAAACCTATTAACTGGACACTAATTAACGCCTCTTAGCATTTTATAATGCTTAATGCGCCTCTTAAGTATCTTTTGAAACCGCTTTAAATAGTCCACGGTATAGAATGCCAAATCGTTATTGTGCTCAATTTCACTGAGTTGCTCTGGCGAAAGTATGCGCGTTAACGCAATTCTATATTCTAATATATTGCCGCTTTTCATTGAATTACATTGAGAACAACTTGCCCAAACTTGGAGAAAATTGTAGGCCAATTGGCTGGCCGCTGCCCTGCTTCTATAGTGGCTAGCATGGCGTTGCCCTTGGTAGGGAGACTGGCCACAACTAATGCAAGGCTTGTGCATATCGCGCAGGCGAATATATGCGTTAAAAAGGTGCTGCGTATCTTTTCTGTGGTCGCTTTTACTCTTTAATGCCTCCTTGCGCCTCCTGTCGTCCACCCTAAGAGCTTTCGCCTCCTTATCTACCCTCTTTTGCCTTGCATCCTTAAAAGCGCATGACGGGCCACACACGCGCTGCAAGGGTTTAGTGGGTAAAAAGGAATCGCCGCACATTTTACAGCGTTTTGGTTTTATTTCCGCCATTATCCAAAAAGCCCTATTTGCTCATCATTGATTAAAGACTCTAGCACCTCCAACCCCATTCTTGGATGGACTGCGTTCCTTAATGCCTGACCTGGACAATGGTTGCCGTGCATATATATTGCGCCCATATCGGGAGGATAGTGTATGCCAAGCCAGTCTTTTAACTTTTCAGTATCAGGTACAGTACCTAAAAATATAAATCCTTCAGGTGTCTTAACCTCCTTTGCTCTAATTATATTATTACTCCAAAAAAGATGCCTGCCGATAGACTGGGCTTGTATTAATGGCTCGTAATACCCGTTTACATTCTCCACAACCCAATTACCTTTAAAGAAATGCTGTAGAAAAACAATCTCTTGATAAAGTCCCATATCAGGGTATCTAGTCACATCATGCCGTGTAGCTTTTTGCATTCGAGAGTGTGACTGGCATGGTGGGCTGCTCCATACAATGTCAAACTCTTCGTGATGGTCTAACAGGTATTGATGTGCGTCAGCTTTTACAACGGTGTCGTTAGGTCTATTAAATGCGTAAACCTTTAAAACCTCATCGTTAAGATCAACAGCCGTGACCTCATGCTCATCACTCCACAGTTTTGAATTACCCCCGATTCCACAATAAAGGTTAAGTATTCTCATGTTGCCCTCGGCATTGCTGCGCGTTCTGTCGCTTCTTTTGATCTGTACAGATCTGATAGTGTCTTGGATGAGTAGTATAAAATTTTCGCTTTTTCAGCTAATCGGTGGGCCTCGCTGGTGGCTACCAAATGATCTCGGTAAACACTACTTGCCAGTGCCACAGAGCCAGCTTCCGCCATGCTGCAATTTTGCTCAGTCTTTACGTTAATGGTGATCTGAGCTAACAGGCTTTTCGTAGAATCTGATAACAACCTAAAATCATGCTCTGCGTCAGCCATATTATTCCCGCTTTCTAGCAGGATTCTGTAGATTTCTTCTGGTTCCTTCACTTTGCATACTCCCAAGTGTAGTACGAATCTTCGGTCGGTGATGGCTCAGATACCCAAGGTTTACGCATCCAGTTATTAGATTTAGCGCGTGTATAAACATTTTCGTTAATACCCTTCCAATTGGTGGCCTTGATTAGAAAGCATATATCTCCACGGTCACGCAATCGTGAGATGGCATAGTTAACCTCTACTTTCGGGCAGTCATCCATATGGCCTTGGATGTCCTCGCTGGTGAATCTCTCTCCGCTGGTGAAGGTTTCGCACTGTAGTATTCTCTGCGTAATCGTTTGTGTTGCGTTCATTAGAACAGCCCCTGTAAGTTGGTAAGAACATCATTTCCAGTTACTTTGTTTTTTTCTTTGCTGGTTTTGTCTTCGAGTCTTCGCTCTGGTTCGTGAATCTTGTGGGCTTGTCGCTCCCAACCAGTCTCATCAATCCCAAGTGCCGAAGATCTAAACTCTGGCAGGGTCGGCGGGAAGGTTTTACCACTATCCCGACAAGCGACAAGGGCGCGACCAAAGTTTGCCGCTGTCAGCCCGTTAAGTCCTCGCACCCAAGTATCGTTTGGCTCTTCACCCTGCTGACTCGTCCAGGTATGTCCGTACATCTCCGCCATTCTCTGCCAAAGTTCCCATATTGGATGGGTCGGAGGCAAGTTGTCTGCGCTTTTCCGCGATTCGCTGTGCAGGGGTAAGTTTTGGTTGATTTTGGCTTGTATTGCTTCGAGGTCTATTTTGCCCATTGCTTTCATTCCTTGCCCAGTTGCGAGCAGTTGCCTTCCAGTCTTTCATTTGTGTGCGTCCACGCTTCCAACCAATTGAAGCCCAGTAATCAATAAAATTGACAGGATCAAAGGAGATGTTGGCTTCTTCTTGATATGCGATCAGTTCTTCGAGTGAAGGCGGTGTGAATCTCTTAGATAGAGTATTTGTTATTATATTGTTATTAGAGGTAACCTCCTTACCTACCTTCTCTTCTGAGGTTACGTAGGTAAGTGAGCTACCTACCTCTTTTGGGAAGGCAATCCAGTACCTATTTGACTGCACTCTATCCCCTGATTGTTTGCTTATCCAGCCCTCTGAAATCAGCAAATCGAGGTACTTTAATACCGTTGGGTGGGATAACCCTGTTTCACGCTCTATGGTTTTCTGGCTCGGCCACGCTACATCGTGGTTGATGTTCATATACGATGCGAGATACATGGCTAAGAATTTAGCGTTGCTAGGTAAATCTGTTTTCTGGAGAATAATCTTCTGCCAATCAAAGCATGATTGATCAAGGTTGCGCGGGGGGTGTTTCATTGATATTCTAGCTCCATGTTTGTTTTTCGCATCCTCAGACTACTCTCAAAGTGAGAGGCAATCAAGCCCGTTTCTCCTCGTTTCGGGCTTTTTTGTGCCTACTATTTCAGCCAAATAACATAGGTTTCTCTGAACATAACCATTGGCTCATAGTCATCATCATTGGCTGGGCGATTAGGCGGTGTTCCTCCTGCCATCCTTATGTCAACGTGGCTGTCAGACCACATTCCACCCTCATGTACCTTGATGTATCCAATCTTGCCTTCGTGCCTGAATACAAGTAGAAAGGGGATCTCAGTATCTGCTGCTAGGCCCATACCTTCTTGATATTTCGGAACATTAAGCCCTAAGAACAAGCCAGATTTGTAGTCTTTAACCTCCACCCAAGCCCTCATCTTATGGCCTTTGTGCAGTATAGCGTCAATCCTATACTTGCCGCCGCTACCCAGCTTTGTCCAGCTACAACCGAAGTGTTCAGCGAATATATCAAGTATCTCGGACTCTGCTTCTAAGTCATCTGCTGTCTCTCGCATCATAGTGATTTACCCTTTGCTAACGAGGATTGGTAGTTCGACCACGAGATGCCTAGAATCCACACCATGAACTCACTCATATTCATTCCTTTGGCTTTCGACATCTCCACAAGGTGTTCTTTCATCTTGGGATCAATCCTCATTATGAAGTGTTCCACTTGGTGACCTGGACGTTTACGCACCTTTCTTTCCGCCATTTCCTTTTCACTGATTTCAGCCATCTCTTCTCTCCCTTGGGTTAATTTCACTCAATAATAACACTAACGTATTTACAGTCAAGGAATATTTGTATTGACATTAATAAAGATTAGTGTTAATATGTATTTTCAGTTAGTGAACTACCGACCGAGGAAAGAGCATGAGTAAGCAGATACAAGCGATGATAGACAGAAACCCCACGAAGTTCGATAGCTGGCACACCGAGTATGACGGGTATGGTGAGGCGCACAACGACCACTTGCCCAGCTACTGGGTATACTGCAAGGCTCCGTACATCGTCCCTGACAAGGAGTGCGGCTTTGTCCACACCAAGACCGTAACTGAGGCTCTGGCTATGATGCGGAGTGTCGAGAGGAGCTGCACGTCAGAGAGCGAGGAGAAGGGAGATGAGTAGTATCTGGTACTCCATATCAGTTTCATACTATTACGGGAGAGGCATAAAAGATTTCTCGACAAGGCATAAGGCCCGTAAAGACAAGGCAGTAGAGTTGGCAGACTCTGGGCTAAGAGTAAAAAAATTCACCACAGAAAAGGCTGGACTGAGTGCGCTGGTCAAGGCTGGGTTAAGTGTTTCTGATTTTGATGTATGCGAAACGACATCACTTTAATGACCCGCGAAGGAAGCTCGGTAAAAATAAATCCAATTAGGGTATTTACATAAGTAGGATTAGTGTTAATATCGTACCTGTTCCAACCACAAACGAGGAGAAATACCGTGGATACAAAGACTTTATATGACCTAGCAAGAGATGCGGATATTGGGTTCCAGCATGATGATGGCTATCAAGATGCCAAGAAGGTGTGGATTGATGGCTACATGAAGTCGCCAGAACTTCTGGATGATCTTTGGGTAGATGCGCTGTGTGAGTCTAGGCAAACCATAGTCTCTAGCTTACTTAAAAGCATTAGCAATACGCATGAGAGTATAGAGAGATCTCAGGATAGCGCGTTCTCATCAGTAGGTATGACGCTGGCCTACGCATCTTCGACTTCCCAGTGCTGTAACTTTATCGGGGGTGACATTTACAAATCCATTCTTGAGTACGTAGAGAAGTACGTCACTTCTGAGTGTGAGATCTGGTGGGCTGACTGTCAGGGTTATCACACGGACATGATGGAGGCTAGGGGTGATGATAACGCTTATGCTCAGTACCGAGATCGACAGATGAGTGGAGAGTTGGCGTGATCGCTGAACAGGTACTTGATGGATCTTGGCTTGCTGCTGGTATGGGCTATGACAAGCCCATTCTCGCGGAAGGGGGAACACGTATGGAGGCAGAGCATAACTTCACTGCCCAGTACGCCCAGCAGTACGCCAACGGCCAATCACTGACGCACCTTAGCCTAGTTAGAGATGGAGAACTGTGATGGGAGTATATTACTGCACATGCTGCGACACACTCCATGACGGCGATTACATACCTTGCGCGGAACATCCTAACGGTTCTACTGATCTGATCTGTGAAGAGGCCGCTCAGGAAATGGCAGAGCAGAAACACCAAGGTGAGTTTAATAAATCTCAACTGGCTTTCATTGCCAAGATGGAGGCCGAAGACGATGAGAACTTGTGACCTGGAGGGTTGTGATAGAAAGCATGAGGCTCGCGGTCTTTGTGTACGGCACTATAAACGATTGAAGAACACTGGGACAACTAGCCCCAGAGTGAGGCCCAGTGGATGCAGTGTTGATGGGTGCGATAGTAAGCCTTGCGGCCACGGACTTTGTAGTATGCATTATACTCGGTTTTGGAGAACTGGAACGACAGACAAATCTGGGAAGAGGAAAGACTGGCGCGGGGCAAAGTTGCTCTCACCTGACGGCGTAGAACACACAATTACAATCAGTGTAAGAGCCTTTTGTATGGAGCGCGGTCTAAAAGAGCAAAACATGATGAAGGTTCTGATAGGCCAGAGACGGCACCACATGGACTGGACTTGCCCTGGAGCTGGGTTTGTTCCTAAGCCACGACATATGAGTGGGCAAGGAAAGGCTCCATATAGGGCTTGCTCTATTGAGGCGTGCGAACGTGATAGCAAGACATCGGATTTGTGTGAAATGCACCGTCAGCGGATCAGGAAGTTTGGCAGGACTTATAACATAAATCGCGGCTATGGGAATACGGCTTTGCCTGATACCCGAAGATGCAACAAGTGCGGAGAAGAGAAGCCTTTGGGTCTTTTCCACAAAGCAGGCTTCTATGTAGACGGTGGTCAGAAACATAAGGGGAACTGCCAAGACTGTATACGCGCATACACCGACAAGTATTACACGGAAAACCTAGACGCGGTATTGGAGAAAGGTCGGAGGTGGAAGAGGGACAATCTAGTCCACTGTAGGGAGTATTCAAAGAAATACTTCTCTGAACACCCAGAGCAGATGCGGGAGTGGAAGGCTGAAAATTGCAAACAACTTAAAGATTCATATGTAAGAAATACATTTCGGAGGCTTGGAGTCAATAACCCGCCGAAAAAGTTGATAGAACTAAAACGAACTCAAATGCGCATCACCAGAGAATTAAGAACAATGGTCACGGCTCCAGCCAATTAAATTGGGGTCAACTAAGCGAGGAAGTAGAATATGAACATCAACAAGTTGATCGAAGAACAGACTGCACTTTATGGTGAATTGAAGGCAGAGAACATCAACATCAACACTGCGAAGGAACTTAATCGTGCTGCCAGCACCGTTATTGCCTCCTACGCAAAGTTGCTGAAGTATCAGGAGTTGCAGGGTGTCAAGCCCAACATTCCAGGTCTTGAAGACAAGTAGGACTAATCGGGGCTACGGCCCCTAACAATACAACGAGGCAACAAGATGAGCAAATCAGTTTGGGCGACACTAAGCACAATAGATTGCAAAGATCATGTAGACAAGAAGGGTCAGTTTAGCTATCTGTCTTGGACATGGGCATGGGCTATGGTTAAGGACTTATACCCTCTAGCGTCCTACGAGCTGCTGCCTGACACCGTTTATCCTGACGGAACAATGGAGGTTAGGGTGAAAGTGGGTATTGGGAGTAACGGATGGGATCGTGATGGCGTATTCTCTGGTGATTATGTGAGCAACACCATGTGGCTACCAGTGCTGGACTTCAAGAACAAGGCTATCAGTGGGCCTAATGCCTTTGACATCAACTCAGCGCGAATGAGATGTCTTGTGAAGTGCCTAGCCATGTTTGGTCTAGGACATTATATCTACGCTGGAGAATCAACACCCCAAGAGGCTGCTGAAGATATAGCGTCTGAAGTTTTAGCACTCAATGAATCAAAAACACTTGATGAGCTACAGGTCGCGTTCAAGCGGTCATGGGAATTATTCCCTAAATCAAGGGGGGAGTTGACTAAAGTTAAGGACGCAAAGAAGAAGGAGCTAAATAATGATTGAGCAAATGTCTGAAGAGTGGTTCGCTGCTAGGCTCGGCAAGATAACCTCAAGTCGCGTAAAGGATGTGATGGCAAAAGGGCGCAGCGGTGCTGTGTCAGCCACCCGAAAGAACTACATGATGGAGCTGCTATGCCAGCGGCTAACAGGACAAAGGGAGGAAGGGTTTACGTCTGGTGCTATGCAGCGTGGGACTGACATGGAGCCACTAGCGAGGGCTTCGTATGAGGTGAGTCAGGAGGTCATGGTTACTGAAGCTGCGTTTATACTTCACCCTGAGTATGATTTTACTGGGTCAAGCCCTGATGGATACGTTGGAGATGATGGACTGGTTGAGATTAAGTGTCCCAACACGGCGAATCATATAGCCTGCATCCAGTCTGAGGTGCATGATATTAAATATGAGTGGCAGATGCAGCACCAGATGTTCTGCACTGGCAGGGAATGGTGTGACTTCGCAAGTTTCGATGATCGCCTGCCCGAGCCGTTGCAATTATTTGTTTCAAGAGTGAGTCGAGATGAAGAAAAGATAAAAATAATGGGAAAAGAAATACAGGTTTTTGAGGATGAGCTTCAGGATCTGAAATTTGAAATGCTAAAAAGGATGGATCATGAATAGTATTAATTTTACTGGGAACTTAGGCCAAGATGCTGAAGTACGTGCAATCCCATCAGGCAAGAAGATTACCACCTTCAGTGTCGCTCTATCGTCTGGGTGGGGTGATAACAAAATCACCACTTGGATGCGCTGCAACCTCTGGGGAGATCGCGGCGAAAAGGTGGCTCAATACCTCACCAAAGGGTCGCAAGTAGGTGTATCTGGCGAGTTTTCCGCAAGGGAGTGGACTGACAAGGAAGGAGTGGTTAAGACTTCGTGTGAGGTCAATGTGCAGGATGTAACTCTTTTGGGTGGGTCTGGGAATAATGCAAAGCCAGTAACAGAGCAGCCAGTGGCCTCTAAGGTAGAATCTGGCGCAGACTTCAACGATGACATCCCGTTTTGACAGACAAGGAGTGGTCTTATTTCGTGATGGCGGTATGGTCTGTACTGGTCTTTGCCGCCTTCACCATACTGTACCTGGACTTAGTGGGTAATTCCCCCAACGCAGGGCAATTGATCGCAATGGCATACCTTTCAGTGATTATGGTTTGGTTGAGTAGAAATGCCTGAAATGGGAGAGGAAGAGATGGCAGACATCATTATGGCTGAGGTAACACGACTGCGGGAGGTCGAGAGGCTGGCTGAACGAGTTGTATGCCTTCAGGATAGAGTAGACAGGGGGCTTGCTGCGCCCTTCAAGCGTAAGGAGGCTATCACCAGACTGAAAGAAGCATTAGAGGGAGTGGAATAGATGACTACACTAATTGATATACTTGAGGCGGATAACGCCAGACTGCGGGACGAGAACGCCAAGCTGCGGAAGGCTGCGCAGGCTGTGGTGGATACCGCTCGCAGGGCAAAGAGCCAGCAGGTGACGTATCACTACTTGCCAGAAATAGACAGCCTAGCGGCAGTATTAGAGGGAGTGGAATAGATGAAGAAAATACCTACCATATACCAGCGTGATCCTAGCAACATGAAAAAAATCTTGCGCGAGAAATCAATTGGCTGCGAGTGGGTTTTTGATGGCGAGGGTACTGCTACCCGCAAGTATGATGGGACGTGCTGCAAGGTAGACAGATGCCAGTACTGGAAACGCCGAGAAATTAAGAAAGGCCAGCCTACCCCAGAAGGTTTCAAGATTGAGGATTATGATAAAATTACTGGGAAGACTGTTGGCTGGATGCCCGTTGTTGAGAGTAATGAGGATCAGTGGCACATGGAGGCTTGGGATGCGGGTGCTACCCCTGATGATGGAACGTATGAACTTTGTGGCCCCAAGGTTCAAGGTAATCCTGAAGGATTTGATTCCCACGTTCTTATATCTCATCAGAAAGCTACGCAGTATGAAGGGATTCTCCGCACGCACGAAGGTATTGCTCTATTTCTTGAGAAGATGGATATAGAGGGTTTAGTATTTCACCACCCTGATGGACGGATGGCAAAGATAAAAAAACGCGATTACGGGCAGGGTAGGTTAAAAAATAAATAATCCGCAGTTACAGCACCATAGGAGATAGAGAATGAGTGAAGTAAGAACAATTTCAGATGTCGTAATGACATCAATCCAAGCAGAAGATTCTGGGGTTGTAGTTAACTGGAAGCAAACATGCCTTCAATTAGTTAATTCAGCGCAGCAGGAGTTTAATGGGCTGGTTGCTACTATTAAGGAGTTAGAGGATGCTCTTGAGAAGGAAGAGACTATTCTTGAGAAGGAAGAGTAAAAGCTCTAGTAATACTCACGGTAAACTCATCAGGTAATCTAGTCAGCAGCTTCCTCAAAGTGGAGAGGCTGTTGGTTACATCAAGAACACTATCTTCGTCCAGGTACTTAATACTGTTACCCACTAAAATACACCCTTCAACATCACGGGTGTAGTTTCCTGCGTGGATCTGAATATAGGATCTATCTGGGACATCAGCCAGCAGTATGACCGCGCCATTCTTATAGGAGTTGTACTTTGATGCCTTGTACTTTCCTTCGGGGATGCAGGAGATGTTACGTTCGTTGTCCAGCCAAGGCAGCTCAAGAGTCAGGCATCGGAATAGTCCAAAGTCCAAAGTGCCTATTGTGCTGGAGTCAGTACACCAAGTGTTGATGTGCAGGGTGTTCAAAAGCCTGTTGTATCCACAGGTAGGCCAAGCCTGCCATGTGTGGAACGGAGCATTAGGACACCGCCCATAGGATGCATGTCATCTACGAACTTCTTTGACTATCTTCTCAATTGACCGAGTGCCTATATAGCCTCCGATTCCAATTTGAATCAACATCCACAACTGATCATATTCTGTCTGGCTCATGCCCTCTGCCTGAAAGCCTAGAAACCGAGCGACTACTAGCCCAGTGAAGATCAACATCACAATGGGCCGCCATGTGGCTGTCACCCAGTGTTCCGAGTTGGCCTCTGAGTTTACTATCTGAGCCTTGGCTTCAAGTGCCTTTGACTCGTAATCAAGGGCGCTATCCATGACCGCTGCTTGCACAGACAACAACCGACCCTTAGCATCTAGCCTCTCTTCTTCTGAGGTGTGTAGAGAATCTATCAGTTCAGCAGCAGGTTTAAATATCCCCGTTATGAGCTGAGTGATCAATGGATTCACTGTAGGGAGGCCCATGCTGATAGCTTAGGCATAATCTCTAGCACCACCACGACACCCATACCTGCGTACATGACTCGCTCAAGAGCGGTTAGCCGTCCATCGTGACCGTCTATACGCTTGTGTGCCCGTGACACCGCGCTCTCTAAGGAGTGCATCTCACCTTCCTTTAGCCCACGGGCGTAAGCTGCCTTTACATCATCCATTGAACAAGCTCCGTAATACCACAGCCTAGAATGCTCGCCACGGTTAGATAGGTTAGGGTTTGAGGTAAGGTGCCATAAGTGGTTTCAATAAAGCCCACCAGTACAGCAAAGACATTAGTATCATCAAAGTGCAGCGATGAGTCCTTGAGTTTCGATACGCTGTCAGACATCTCTACCCGCCATGCCTTTATTTCTGCTTTGATTGTTTTCATGTTAAGCCTCTTAATTTAATACTGAGCTTACACCCAGCGTTATTCTCCAGTGATTTCATCTGCCTGTTCTTGTGTAAGCATAGCAGGCACTAGACCGTTGAGGCGCATCAGGGTGGTGGCATTGTTAAAGTCAACCACGCCTCTTGAACGAGCAATCTCCATAAACACTTCTAAGTCAGCACCTTCATCGGTCTTCTTAGCTATGATTATCTTACGAGCTGCACCACTATCAGTTAGAGCTTCAACGAAGTCAGCATAGTCGTACACTGAGTACGCCTTAGGCTGTTCTGGCTGTGGTTTAGGTGTAAAGACAGAGCCATCGTAAGAGTCACCAATAGACACTGTGCCGTCTGTTAGTATCCATGAGCTGTCAGGTTGACCTACTGCTACATTAGTAACATAGCTGCTTTCTATTTTAGCGTATTGCATTATACTTCCTCCATCCATTCTACGAGTACTGCTCCAGCAGCCCCAGCCCCTGAAGTGTATGAATGCGCAGCACCACCCGCGCCGTACCCTACACCCCCGCTACTTCCAAACGCAGACGCTACTCCTCCCTTGGTTCCTGAATCATCCAATACAAGACCGCCCCCTCCAGCTCCTGCGTAACTATAATTTATATTTGTTACTCCACCTGAACCTCCAAATGGCCCCCCTTGGCTTGTGGCAGCAACAACCAGAGAAGTTCCGTACCTTGTGCTACCAAAGCTTCCGCCGATATGCGATGGGTAAGTAGCGTTAATACCGCCACCGCCACCTGCTACAGTGTTAGATCCAAATGATGTACTTCCTCCAGCATTACCACCACCTGAACTGACACGGGCTGCACCGCCAGCTCCGATAGTTACGGTCTGGTCTGCTATAATGACCATAGGTATTTGCTGTATAGATTCTCCCCCATTGCCTCCCCATGTATTACCGTTTGAGCTTGCATTAGCAGCCCCAGAGCCTCCGCCGCCAATAGCTGTAACTTGAACAGTGTCACCCACTAACTTAGCTGGTAGAGTAAACGTACCAGAGGATGTAAATAGCTGTGCCTGATACTTAACCAGTGAACCGCCACCACCTGCAAATGTTGAAAGAAGACTCATGCTAATATCCATCCTTGTGTTGCGTTAACGTAAAGAAGACTACCGCTGTAAAACTGAACGTCTGCTGTCAAATCTTCTGCTAGGTTCATTATTTCCTCACCGTTACGTGCAATGGTGAGGTTGTTTGTGTTGAAAGTTTGGCCGTAGTCAAAGAAGTACACTCTATCATCCACTGAAGGTGACACTGGTAGAGTTAACGTCCATGCCCCTCCCGATGTATCTATGGGGATTAGGTCATTAGCAACTGCTGTGTAGGTAGTTGTCTTAACCGCTGTCATTACAGGGTTTATATAATAAGGTGAAGTTGCTAATGTAGCAGGAGTAACTGCTCTTACTGCGTCAGTCCCAGTGTTTACTTCAGCTTGTGTCGCTAGTTCTATAATACCAACCACTGTCTCAGAGGCTAGGGTAGAGGTAGTTACATATGAGGTTAGGTCGGGCGGCGTGTAAGTGAACACGCCAGTGGTATTGTCATAGCTTAGGTTGGCAGTACCAACTGCGGCTACAGATGCACTCAGGTCAGTAAGTGCAATACCACTATCACCAGTCCAAGAAGCTAGTGTAGCAGGAGTGACGGCTCGACCTGTGTCTGTCCCAGTATTAACCTCGGCTTGAGTCGCTAATTCAATAATACCCACTACTGTCTCAGAGCTAGTAGGTAAGCCTGTGTAGGTCGTAGCATTAAGGGTAGTGAAAGTACCTACTGCGGGAGTTGTACCGCCAATCAAAGCATCAACCGTACCTGCTTCAATGTCAGCCGTTGTCGCCACCAGTGAGGATATTGTGGATATACTCGCATCACTTACTACAATGGCGCTGGTAACATCCCATGTATTAGTAGACAGTTCATAGCGTAGAGTCTGCCCATCAGTACCAACAGGTAATCGACCAGCAGGGTTAGCAACTTGAATCTCCCATGCTTGATCTGTGGTTTGATCCCAGACCAAAGTATCACCGTCAGTAGTGCCATCAGGGACTGTACCTGAGCCGCCTACAACAGCTACTGCATCCCAAGCCAATGTGACTGAGTTATACAACTGTGCGCCTGAAGCGTTCCAGCGCATAATATCAGCCGTTAATACGGCAATTCGCAAATCGCCGCCATCGAATCTATAGAATCCAGTGGTATTTTCGTTAACCCATGAGGCTCCTGGAAGTAAGTTCGTTCCATCAGCAAAACGGAAGGGCGCTAACATGCCACCTCTACCGTTACGGTCTAACGAGTCAGACAAGGCTGTTGATACATCATTCAGCGTGTTGTTTGCCCATGTTGAAGAGACAATCTCTCCAGACTGAACTGGATTCCCTGCTACTAAACTGTAGTTTCCTGCACTATCGCGTGGCATTGCTTATTCCTCTGTAAGTGCTTCGGCAGAAATAGATATTGTCTGAGCCGACGCATTAATCTTTGAAGTAATCATTCTAACTGCATCTTCTAAATTCTTGGCAGATTCTATACCTTTTAAATACTTTTGTGGATCAAGTATCATCTCATTGAGAATTTTATGGGCCTGCGTATTATCACCTATTCTATTAGTGAATTTTTTGAAGAACCTCCTAAAAGCGCCTACCATAACCAATGAAGAGCCAGACCCTGGAATAAGTTTGTCTGCAAACACCGCCAGACCTGAAGCAGCCAAGTCAGAACCTTGAGTCGTAGTACCAAACAACCTACTTGTTCCATTAGCACGTAACGAAGAACTCCTAGTCTTCTTAAGTGCTTTAGATATTTTATCTGCGGTAGATGAATCAATAAGCCCGCTTTCAATTAAAGTATTCCGCATATCAAAAAACGCTTCGAATGCCTTTGGCTCTATCGGTGCTGCAAGTCCATCCATTGCCCTAATACCCGCCTTATTAGACGATGTCGATGAAAGAATGGAGAGCAAGTCTTCCCCTACTTTCGACTTAAATGATGCAAGTGCTTCTGGCCCACGACTCTCTATCTGTCTAGCCAGTGCTTTAATTCCCTTACTATCGCCGCCTTTAATAAGACCACTGATAGTTTTTGTTGGGTTAGTTAAATACTGGGCAAGATTTGTATTACCTATTGACTTTTCAAGCCTCTCGCCGCCTTCAGCAATAGCTGTCTTATCAGCATCCAAAGCCTTAGATAGCACCTTGCGCTCTGCGTTACTTGCTTTGACCGCTGCCTCAGAAACAGCTAACGTTGATTTTGATAGTCCAGCAGCACTATCTAGGTCTTGACCAGCCCTAACAAACTCATCAGCCTGCCGCCTGAACGCAGGGGGCATAGCGTCCATTAGAGATTCATACTCCAATATAAAATCTTCATCTATACCAGATTTTGAACGGCGAGCGAGTGACTTTAACCGTTCAGCAATTTTTGCAGGCATACCTGGAATATCAGCATGATTAAGAAGGCGAGCGTGATACGCACCAACCTCACCCCCTAGTGGAATTGATTTTCCAAAGGTTTCTTTTGGGCCTGCCAGTGCATTCTGTATGGGTGTTCCTCTTTGCCCCCACCGTTTATAAATAGCACTAGTTGCTTCTCTTGCGGCATCATAAGAACTATTCGACTTAGCAACACTGTCATCAAGTACGTCAATCACTGCACCAAAAGTCAGATCTACATCTTTAGCCCCGCCGTCTTGCTTATAGGCAATAGTTAAATCTTTTTTGAGATCCTTAATTTTTGTATGAATATCTTCAGGAAGCAAGTCATCAATATCGTCTTTCCATTCTAATCTGTCTGCATATTTTTTCTTAAACGCATCCACTTTTGCTTGGGAAAGACCCCCAAGAAATTCATCAATAGCCGCCGATATTGGAGCAAGTTTAATATTTGGCCCTACGTTAAATTCACCCCACAATACAGCAGCGGCATCATCATCAATCTTCTTTTCAGCCGTTGCGACAGCGTGCATTCCCTCACCAGACTGTGCTAACGTTTGGTTAGTATCAATACTCTCCCTAGCCTTGGCTAGACCCTCTTGTGCAATAAGCTCTGCCTCTGCTGCATCTGCGGCGGCACGTTGAGTAGCTGCATCGGACTGGTCTAATACTAATTGAGGTTGTCTATACGGTACTTCAGCCGCTGATGACTGTCTTTGTGTACGCGCACGAGTTTTGTCAATTACTTCATCTATATATTCGCCCGCTACTTCCTGTGCTGTATCTGTAGAAGCATCACCAAATGGTTGGCGTACCTCTTCGGCTATTTGTTGTTGTCGGCTAGCCTCCTTTCTATCTAATGCTCTCGCCCCTTTTGGGGTTGCATTTAATGTAGCCTGAAGATCATATAGACCAGAATCTCCAGTTACATCTGCCAGCGTTCCAACTTCATCACCAGCCTCTCTAACCTTTGCTGCTACATTCCCTCCTTCCGATATTTCATCCACCGCAGCAACCGCGCCTGCTGTTGCGGCCTTAGTTTTGCCGCGAATCAAAGAGGCTATAAGGGCTGTAGCGCCCCCTAACATTTCACCAATTGGATTATCGTTTTTGCTTATCCAGTCACTGAAATAATCACCAGTAGCCGCACCGACGCCCATCATTAAGTCAGGAACTATATCTGCTGCTTTCATTCCCGCCTTCCTAACCCCGCCAGCACCCCATGTAACACCCTTTCTTAGTGAGTCAGCGCCTTCACTAGCGCCCTCCTCTTTACTGGCAAGGAGTTCCTTTGCTTGTGATAATCCAGGAAGATCCGATATAGCCGAGTCTCCCGTTAATACACTGGGGATAGCTGGCAAAGAGGGGCTGCGCTCTCTTAGACTATTATAAGCATTGGAGGCTACACCTATAGGACTTAAATCAAACGCATTGCCATAAAAATCACGAACTCCTTCAGGAGCAAGATTTGTTAGCTGTTTTAAATTATACGGGGTGTCAACAAGATCTACAGCAGCCTCTCCAAGACCTTTGGATACATGCTTTACGTCAGTACCAAGTTGGTTAAAGCTATAGGGTATTTCCTCTTCTTCGGGTTCTGAGTTTTCCGTAGCCGCACGCTTAGCCCTAACTTTATCAGCTAGGCGCTTATCATTTACCTTTCCGATTAACTCCTCACGGCTTAGGGGGAGTTGCACGTTGGCAGTCATTTCTATTCTCCTAATTCAAGCATGAGTTCTTCTGTACTCATATCGCTTGGATTTTTTAGGGTGCCATTACCTGACTCTTTTTCTGGTATTTCCATGCTAATATCCATGCCATATAGACCAAATATTTCAGAAGCCGCATACAGTCTTAGTTTTTGCTGCTCAGGAGTAAGCCCACCAAGGCCAACTCTGAGGCCTCTTAAGCGTTTAGCGTCGCCTTCTGAAACAACACCAGTTGTCGCAGCCTCAATAATCTGAGCATCAAGAAATGTATTTTTAGCTCGCTGTTTCATTTCATCAGGGTCAAATAGCGCGTCTTCAGCAATTCCATCAAATTTATCTGGAATAAAACTCATCATCAAGCCGCTCACTCCGCTGGTTTCTTTTCCTTCAGAAGAAAGAGAATCTATCTCGCCAATGGACTGGTAAATCCCCTCCATAATAGCGCGTCTATCAGCTCTGTCTTTTTTCATGGAAGCTGGCAATTCATCGGAGTTAACTTCAAATCCTAGCAGTTTTGTTGCCTCGGAAGAGGTAAGTATCCTGCCGTCTTTATTGCCAAATCTGTATTCTCCTAACAAAGAGTTATATACAACCGATCCAAGTTTCCCATCAGGAAGTTCAACATTCATAGGATCCCATGTACCCATAGAAGCCCTATCTTCCTTCTTCTGAGATAAATCAACATTAGCTTGAGAAATACTCTCCGCCGCTTGAGAAGATCGAATTTTCTCAGCTAATTCTTTACCAAATTCACTAACATTCTGCTCAAAGGTTCGATTTTTATCTTTAACAAGCTCATCAAATTGGTCGCGCTTCAGCCCAAAGGTTATTCTAAATTCATCATCATCAGCGGCATCGCGCTCAAGAAGACGAGCTTGTTCTGCTTTGTAGCGATCTTGCACTATACCTTCTAGCCTACTTTTCTCTAATCCGCGATCTACATCTAATTCAATATCACCCTCATTAGCCTTTCCAGCCATATAGCCGCCCATCAACTGATTTCCAGCATATTCAAGTGACTGACCTATGTTGGGGCCGTAATACACATCCAGTGGCCCAGCAGTCATGCCCTGTGGCGCTGCTCGTCCTCTTAAGCTATCTGCATAGCTCCTCTGGGAGTCAATCTTCCTCTCACGGCCCTCTAGCGATCTGGCCTTTGCCTCTGCATTTCTCTGTGCAACGGCTGCCTCTGCTTGATCTACATAAGCACTAGCCATGCCAGATGAAAGAGGGGTAGAAGTTATATCCTCAACTTGGGATTCCATTGTTATAGAGGGTCTTCCCATGCCGCCACTAATAGTCTCTTCAACTTGAGACTTCATCGTAACAGGGTTTATATTTCCATTACGAAGTGCTTGCGCCATCAACTGCTGAAAGCGAGGATCCTTAGGGTCTAGCCCCGCTAAGTTATAAGCCATTCTATTCTCCTATTATCGGCCAGCTAAGAAGCCGCCGCCAAGTGATCCTGCTAGACCCATAAGGCCGTTCATTGGATTGGCTGCATTAGCTGCACTAGCGTCCTGTGCTGCCCCTGTCATTAGCGGAGCAGGCTGTGCTGCTTCAGCCGCAGAGAAGTTGGGCATACTTGGCATACCAACTTGCTGGCCGCTCAGAAGGGCGTTGACCTCATTCAAGCTAAATCCGCGCTTAGTCATCGCTTCAGTTAACTGCTGCTGGCGTATCTGATTAGCATAAGCAGAGTTACCCATAGACTGGCTATAGTTCTGCTGGTTAGCACCAAGAGCTTGATTGTAAGCATTCTGGTTCATGCCCATCTGCTGTCCATACATCTGTCCAGATTCGGCAAGACCAGCCTGATTAGCACTCCATAGTGCTTGGTTGTTCTGATCGTTGAATTGATTGCCTTGGCTTTCCATCTGAGACTGCCATGCTGCGTCTTCAGGCCGTAGCCCTTGGTTACGCATCTTTACCTCAAGACCTTGTCGTTGAGATTCCTGTTGTGGGGCAATGCGAGACTGCGCTTGGTTATACATCGCATCTTCGGCGCGTTGCCGAGTCTCGTAAGGATCGTTAATATTTCCTTCAGGTAGGGTGTATTGAGCTGTAGGAACCCTTCCCATTGGGCTTAGTCCGCGCCAGTCCATCTCTGATCCAAACTCATTACCCATGCGACCAGTAAGCATCCCAGCAACATCACTTCTGCCGCCCTGAATAGCTATCTGCTTATTGAGTATGTCCTGTAACTCTGGTGTTAGTCCTTGAGTTTGAGTCCAGCCAGTCGTTGACTTCCCTGTAACGGGGTCTGTGATTTCGTTAGATTGCCAGTCTGTAAATCCCCACGGAGTGTACTGTGTGGGCCTGTTTGCATACAATTGGTCACGAACAACCGCTCTATTTTCAACGCCTTGAGCTGCCGCTACATCTCCAAAATCTGGTTGACTTTTACCGCCCATATTTAATTCTCCCGTACTTTATTTTCTTGGCTATTCCAATTCAAATCTACAAAGATGGTATATTAAAGCCATCCCAGTTATTTCCCGTTGAGGGTACTACATACCCCATTGGTGTTTCATATTCCACTGGGCTTGCGTAGCCTAATGGAGCAACTGGGCCAGCACCTTCTCCAGCATATATATAGGAAAGAATATTCTCTAATCCAGACCGAGTGCTATAAGGATCATTCATAATGCTCAAAGTCTCAGGATCAAAGCGATCCAGACCCTGTGTTGGGTCGTCTGAGATAAACTGCCTTCCTTCCGCTAGCTCAGGATTACGAATAAACCAGTTATCAACTGACCGCCTTACATCATTATGGTATGAATCAAATACTTCTTTTTCTTTAATGTCTGACCAAATAGACTGGTTATCCATATCTCTATAAGCATCTTTAAGAGAGTATGATTTTGGTGAAATTCTTCCTGTTCCCTCTGTGACAATCCCTAATCCATCTCCGCTATTAGCCCAAGACCAATCTGTAGGCCCAGCCTCAAAAGGGTTATCTAAAGCGTCTTGATACCGATCTTGTGCTGCTCTCTCACGACTTTGGTAGCCTTGCTCATCACGTAGTTGATTTACAAACTGCTGCTGATAGAACTCTTCATTCCCACCTTCAACATTAGGCATTCCCCACGGAGAATCCATTCCAGGTTGGTATCTCTCAAAGGCTTGATAGTCTTGATCGTATCCACCCCACGCATTAGCTCCTTGAGGCTTAGGTGCAAAAGCATCCCAGTCCCAAGAGGTATCTTTCTGCCCTAACGTACCATGCCACGGTCTAATATTTACACCTGATGATGACTGGGGTTGGTTGTTACCTGAATCTGGAGTAAGTGGATCACTTGATGCACTTGGTGGCCCTCCTAGCGACAACCCATCATTATCATCCTCAGCAAGGGGTGTAAATGCGCTAAAATCGCCGTCTGGTGCACCTCCCAGACTTAATCCACCGAGATCTCCACTAGGTACGTAGGGATTGATACCCTCCTGCATCATTTCATTAGTATTATCGTAATACCAGTTTTCAGGTTGCTTACCATATTGGTAATTACCATTAGTATCCGTGTACTGCTTGTTAGCGTCTGCCTTAGCAAATGCAGCGGCCTGACGCGCTTCTGCCTCAGATCTACCCGCAGCAATCGAGGCTTGATAGGCTTTAGAGGCTGGTTGGTCTTGATAAAATTGACCCTCACCAGCGCCCCCTACACCGTAATATTCACGGCCTGCTTGCTGGATGTCTTCTTCGGTCATGTTTCCCATTATGCTGCTTCCTGTTGTTGTTCTGGGGTTAGCCATCGGCTAGTTTCTTTCTCCATAACAAGTACCACGGAGTCTACCCCTGTCTTGAATGCGTTGGGTATTCTGGCAACTTCTTTGAACCCCATATGGATGTCGAGTTTAATCGCTTTTTTGTTGTTAGCTGGAACCACACCAAAGATACGATTTCGACCGCATATGATAAATAAATGCCGAGCAACTTCATGAAAAAAGCCAGCACGAATAACAAAAGGATTAGCGATAGCAAAGTGTACACAGCAAGCATCGACAGTAAAGCTATCAGCGATACAAACTGCTTGGATACCACGCTCATCAAAGGCAACAATACCAACACTATCCTCGCATTGAAGAACACTTGTCTTCCCCTTAAACCATTCCCACTCAGACTGCTCAGTAAGAGACTTAAACTGGATCATAGGTAGCCGCCTGTTTGGAATAAGCAATCCCAGCCTACGATATTAATGCGGGTATTAGCGTTACCATTCATTGCTACAGCAAAAGTTCTACCCATACCCAGTGTTCCAGCGGCAAATGACTCGCCTTCAGCACTAGAGTCCCAAAGACTTGTATTCCAAACTGCCGAATCCCATCCATCATCACCCGTGACTGATACAACAACAGGAGGGGTCACAGTCTCTTCAATAGAATAGTCGTATATAGCTCTTACACTGAGTGATATAGCACCCGCGAGTATACCTATCGTTCGCACAAAGCCCACACGATTGAAGTTAGAGTGTCCTGCGGGTGCCTGAAAGGACGTTAATGATCTAAACCCTATAGCAGCCCCTTCGCCCCTCTCAAGCCTTACTGAGACACTGTAGAATGTGCCTACAAAATCTACATCTCCAACCAGTGAAAGTGTGGTTTCAGCCGCTACAGCGACAAATGTCTCTGTATAGGAGCTTGAACCTGTTGAGCTAACTGTTATATCAGTTGTTCCAGCCTGCATCTTGTGATTGCCAAGAATACTGTCTTTCACACGGTAAGATACAGTGTAAGTCTCGCCAATAACTAGCGGGAATAGGGCATCTGTCGTGTACTTAGTTTCAGCGACCTGTGTTCCATCACACACATACTCAAGTGGTACTGCCGAAGTCCAGCCAACCCCCACTACAGGATTAACATCTGTCCAGTGGTTGTCTTTATTAATCTCAGTCCCGTCTAGCACACCGTCATTGATGTAAACAGCACCGTCTGGGCCTGCCATGAAGTAATCACCGACCCAAGAATCAGCACCAAATATTGGCACGCCTTCCCAAAATCCCCATGCTGCTGTTTGAAGATTCTGTGTGTACTGGAGATAAGGTGTTTGTGCTGGCTTTGGCGTTACAATCTGGAGGAATCCATCACCTGGATGAACAGTTAACTGCCACGCGGGGGAACTTTTACCTGTTTCAACATCGGCGCGAAGGAATCTATTAATCTTGCGAGAGGGTGTTTGGCCAAATATTGGATTACCACGCAGTAAATCGTTAAGTGAGGTAACCCCAAAGGTAGAAAGTACATACAGGTCAGGGCCGTAATCAGTAACAATACGCCTAGATTTGGGAACTTCACCAATAAACCATGTTCCGCGAGTAGACCACGGGCCTAGATTTGAGCCATCTGGGGTAATCTCTGGGTCTTCACCTTGATAGACAATGACATCGCCACCTTGTCCGACTGCGACCAGCATATCATCTACGCCATCACCACCATCTACTGTCCAATTCCATAATCCTACTAATGTTCCGCCATGAGGCATCTTGGAG